TAGCTGTTTGGTCTGTTGACTCACCAAAACCCCTAATAGATGCAGCAACAACAGTAGCAGTTCTTCCTAAATCTTCACCCATTGCTGTCGAAAGCATCAGTATAGCTTCTTGAGATTGCAATATCTCATCAGTCCTAAACCCTAACTTTGATAAGTTTAATTGTAATTCAGCAACTTGTGAAGCAGTAAAAAACGTGGTTCTACCTAAGTTTTTAGCAGATGCTTCTAGCTTTTTAAACTCTTTCTCACTAGCACCTGATATTGCTTTTACTTTAGCCATCCCAAATTCAAAGTTCTGAAATGTTTTGAATCCTTTTCTCATAACATCAGACAAAGCTCTAGCTGCTCTGTTAAAAGCAATTAAGGATGCAGTTGCTACCGTAGCACCTTTTGCAATTTTAGACAATCCACCACCTGCACCTGTTGCACCCTTACCTGTTTCATCTAAAGGTTTTTTAGCATCATCTGCTGATTTCTTTAATTCCTCGTAGCTTCCTGCTAACTTGCTTATCTCAACGTTTAATGCCTTAATATCATTAAGACCTAATACTTTAATTGAATGTACTGTTTGTTGTTTCTTTGCCATTATGCTTGTTTTGGTAGTTGTTTAAATATATTATCTATGTCTTGTTGTATTGATTTGTCAATATCGTTAAGAAAGTGTCTTTCGTTGCTTCCTACCACTCTATTAATAAATCCTGTTCTATATGTATTATTAGAATACTCTTTACTGTTTTTTGTAGGGGTACCCTCTCTTGCTATTGCTGCTGCAATTGAATAGGCTATCCGTAATCTTTCTTGTGTATCGCTTGGAAACTTCTTACTCTTTCCATTCTTGTCCTTATCATCCATCCAATTCATTATCTCAGACACATCCCAATCAAAAGGTTTTTGACCTTCATTGACCTCTCTCACATAATCTGCTTTGGATTGAATTATTAGTTCAACATAATTGTTGCCCTCATCCAATGAATAATGCATAGTATCGTGCATATGACCTGATGCAATATGGTTTTGCCCAACAAGTTCTTTTTGTATTCTTTCAACAAACTTCTTGCCAATCTTATTTATCGCTCTATTAAATGTCTTTAGTATATCTTTCATTATTAACTTTATACACTTTTAACTTGTGATGCTGATTTAATTATTGCTGTTTCTATACTTTCTAAGCTGTTGGATATTGCACCATCGTAGGCAGAGAAGTGATAAAGACCACCGTTAAAGTAACCTTCATCTGAAGTTCCTATTCTTCCAAAAGTATCAAACCTAAATGGCTCAGTAGAAACAGTTTCTTTAGCTATTTCTTTTTGATTTTCTCTAACTATAAATTTATTATTAATTCTTTGTATTGTTACTAATAGTTTTTTTGTTGGTGGATTCCAATGCGTAGTATCTATATCAACATCTGTAAACTCAGAAGGAGAAAACTGTATTCTGTAAGAGTTAAAAGCATTTTCACCTATTGATAAATACATTCCGTCTGTCGTAGAAAGACCAAGCAACCTTTGCCTTATCATAAGTGGCGATGCAAATGGCTCTATGAAAAAAAACAATGTAAAATCATCAACAAGCTCAATAGATTCTGTTAGTGTAATAAATTTACCATTTTTGAAATATATAGGTGATGAACCTATAACACCCTCAGCGTTAAGTCCTATTGTTGGTCTTGCGTTGAATGATGCTTGACGAAAAGCTAAATCACCAAAAGAGCTACCCCATATTTCCAAATGCCCTTGTTCATCGATAGCACCTGATGTTTCTATATTGCTGTGGTAGTCAAAAACACAAACAGGTGATATAGTCACTCCCTGTTCTGATAATGATTTTGACAAAGACCTAACACCTTTCAATGATTGTTGCAGGGCTGTCTTTTTAATGCTTGAAGTAAATAAATCATCATAAGTCGTGTATAAATCTTCACTAGATTTGTAAACAACAGGCGTTAATACTCCGTCAATAGTGCAATAAACCCTATCTGTCAATTCAGAATCATCAGACGTATTGCTTCTTTTTAATAATATAATCTGCGAAAGTAAACTCATTTTTTAAAATTTTGAAAGCACTTTGTTCCAATAGAATATATCACCTGATAAATTCTCATCTCTACCCAAATCAAAATACTCAACCAACTCAACCTTTGTTGATTCGTGCTTGTGTGGCTTGTAATCAATTATTTTGTTTATTCTATAATATATCCCATCCAAGAAAACAAGTCTTTGCATATCCAACAAAGCCAAATCTGATTGCTTTAAGTTAATGTAAACAGATTTAATTCTTGGCTTCTGTTTTAACTGCCTAACCATTCTACTGTAAAAGCTGTGATAAAGACCTCTAAACTGAAGTTGGTCGTTAAATGTTTGTTGAGTACTTGAATTATATGTATCGTTAAATGATAGGTTGGGGTCTAAAAAAATCTCAGTTCCATTGTAAGTCCCAATGCTTAATTTTACTCTTTGAAAATATGCTTCTAATACCGAAGTTCCATCAGTAGGGTCAAAATTACTAGGAATAGCACTTGTTGGAACTGTGTTTTGTGGCAAGTGCATAAAGTTTGCCCTGCAAAATTTTGTATTAAAAACATCTGATGTTGCTATCTCGGAACTACTATTGTATGAATACCCTGAAGCAAGTTGACCACCAAAAGGAAAACCGTATGTTGCATATTGGGTGTTTCCACTATCAATAGGTATAGTTATTAAGACCCTAGCACCTATGCTAAAATCTTTTTCACCCCTATCCATAAATCTTGGAAATTGCAAGTTAGAAAACTTACTGAAATACATCGGTATAGTGGGTGCTTGAGCTACATCATGCCCTGCATCTTGGTCAACATAATTAGGTTCAAAATAATTGAAGGAAGGTGAGAAGTATTTATTCTCAACGATATATGTTCCATCGCTAAATACGTTTTCTTTGTCAACCTCTCTATAAGCACCCCAATCTGTGTTTGACTTTTTATTGTATCTCTCCAACATAGCATCATCAGAAGCATCCTTATACTTAAATATAAGTTCTGACTTTATATCATATATAAACTCATCATCTATATTTTTGGAGTAATCTATCTTATCAGACCAATCAACAGCTTCGTTTGTTGGCTTGTAAAAATAATCATAGGGTTCTATCTTTACTGTTTTGTTGGCTGCATCTGTCTTAAATTGAAGATTAAACATATTGGCAACACCTGACACGAAATCAGATTGTTTTCCGTCAGGAATAAAAAAGTGTATGTCATTCAACTCTGTACCTATTGTTATTTCTTCCGAACCTGATATTTCAAAAGTTCCACTTTTAAATCCAAAAGTGACACTTTCACCATCTTGATTACCGTAGTCAGGGTCAACCTGAATACAGAATATAAATCTAGCAACTCCATTGCCCTGAACGCTAATATCGCTATTCCAATTTCTAGTTATGTCATAATCGCCATCTTCATAGACAACATACTCTTGTTCCCATAACTTTGTATAATTATTAAAATTATCTGCTTCATTTTGTTCGGCTGTATATATTTGAGTAGAATCTCCGTTAAGAACTTTCCAAACTTCTCCCCTAACTTTAAAATCACCACCATAATCAGTTTGAGTTCTAAAGAATCTAGCTGTTATATCCCATGAAAGTTTGTGGACACCGTTTAGATTTTTAACCAACATCCTATTTTGACCACCTGCTTGTTGCACGTTTCCTGTGTTTAAATTAGCAGGAGTATTGGCATCGTCAA